AAAACACTTAGACAATGGACGGATCTAATCTACAATCCATTGACTGGTGCTCAGGGATTAAAGGTAGATTACACCGGAACTATAGTAATATCTATATTTAATAAGCAGGGAGATGTTTTTAGAAGAGTTACTTGTAGAGATTGTTTTCCGACCAAGCCTATTACATCTATGGAGCTTAACTATACCGCAGATGGACTATATAAAATAGAAGGAATGACTTGGGCGGTAGATTACTGGGAAGATTTATTCCTATAAAATAATAAAAAAGAATGGCAGGATTACCTCATTTTACTAACTCTAAGGCTTCTTTTAACAACTACGAGCCAGTTTTTCTAAACCAGTTCGAAGTTCTCATAACACCTCCGGCTGGTGTTGTACTACCTAATAGTGGATTTAATGGAGAATCAATTCTGACACAGGCAGTAAAATCCATCGGAGGTCTTACCGTTGATATACAGCCACAGGCTCCTGTTGAGCAGAACTATAAGTTCGCAACCCGGAGATATGCTGGCGGAGAGCCAAGCACTACGGATCTGGATTTAAGAATAGATTTTGAGGTTAACCTCGACGATCAGAATTCTATGGCTGTTTATAAGGTTCTTAGACAGTGGGCTGATCTTATCTACAATCCATTAACAGGTGCAATGGGATTAAAAACCGACTATGTTGGTTCCATGGTAATCTCAATATTTAATAAGAGTGGTGACGTATTTAGAAGAATTAGGATACCAAGCTGCTTTCTCTCGGAAGATCTAAAAGCAATGGATTTAAGTTACGAATCCAGCGACATATACATACTATCAGCATCTTGGAAAGCTGATTACTGGGAAGATCTTTTCCTATAACCATTTTCAATTTTTTGGTGTTTTTGATTCCTGAGTTATATACACTAAAGGACAAAAAAAGATGAATCGAAATTTATCGCCAGAAGAAATACTAAAAAACAAGGAGCAAGAAGGCGGGATCGAATTTGATCCAATCCCATCAACATCTAAATCCGAGGAGATTACCAATAAGCTCGAAAACATTTCACAGATCGACCAGGACATACCTAACGATAAGATCGAAAACCCTCTGGAGAAAAGACTTAGAGAGCTAGAAGAATCCAAGTCTATAGAACCCGGACTTGGCAAATCTATTTCATCTCAGGAATCCCAAAGAACAATAGAGGATGGCTGGAAAAATCTCCCGCTTGAAATATTGCCATCCCGCGGTGCATTTTATCCAGCTGGAACCAGGATTGCTATTAGACCTGCAGAGGTACGAGAGATAAGACATTTTTCTTCCGTGGAGGAAGAGGATAGGATAAGCGTCAACGAATCTCTTAACTACATACTGGAAAGATGTTTAAGAATGATATTTCCTAACGACGGGGTAGTTACTTACAAAGATATAATACAGGAAGACCGGTTTTACATAATAATGGCAATCCGGGACTTAACCTTTTTGAGAGGGGAAAACGTAATAATGTTAAGACCGGATAAAAAATGCAAGGCTAAACCAGACTGTCCCTTTGTGGATGGGATAGAGTTAAGAACTGGGGTTTTAAGTACCTTTGAAATAGAGGAAAGAGTTTCGAAGTACTTCGATGAAAACTTAGGTGGATTTTCTTTTGAACTAAAAAGCAGCCCTGGTAAAAAAATCTCTATGTATGTACCGACCATAGGAGTTACCGATGCTATATCAGATTTTTTAGCCGAGGCAAGAAGGAAAAAGGTAGCAGTAGAAAAGGACTTTATTAGGATAGCACCATTTCTTTTTCCTGACTGGAGGAATATAGGATATAATCAAATCTACTCAAAAATGAGGGAGAGTGACTACTGGACTAAGGAAGAATTTTCTCTTTACTATGTCCTCAGTGAAAGGATAAAAATAGGAACTAAATTAAAGGCTAGTGTAGTATGTCCATCATGCTCTGAAGAAGTAACTGCACCAATTCTTTTCAAAAACGGAATCAAATCTCTTTTCGTTATTTCAGATATCTTTGGAGAATTACTTTGACATTAAGTTCCGTCTCTGGAAAGAGCATGGGATGTCGATGGATTCGGTAGAAACCCTCCCCTTTTATGAATATCAGCTCGTAGTTCAGAAATTGAACAAACATATAGAGGAGCAGAACAAGAGGAATATGGAAAGAAATGGTCTGAAGGAAGCATTTAGTTTTTCTAAATAGTTTCTTTAGAATATATAAGAAAATCTAACACAATAAATGCCAGAGAACCCTCCAAAGTATTTGACTGATATGGCTAGAAATATGGAGTCATTATCAGCAGACATAAAAAGGATGGATCGGAAGGTTTCATCTTTCGACTCCGCAATTAGTTCAATTCGGGAGGATTTCAGTCCGGATTCTATTGCATCCTCTGTTTCCCAAGCCATAGCAGACAGAGGGTCCAATGTTGAGTACGATCCGAATCAGATATCCTCTGATATCTCCAGTAAGATAACTTCTTCTTTGGAGGGAGCTATCTCGGATATGATATCAGCTGCAGCATCTAAGTCATTTTCTGCTTTGGGCGATAAAATATCATCTTCTTTGGACGTAAGCATGGATTCTGTCCTAGATGGTATCAGCCTCCCGGATCTGAAAATCCCTGGACTTAAAAAAGGGGGCAAGATAAAAAAAGGAGGCACGGCATTAGTCGGAGAGGAAGGACCAGAGATATTGAACTTACCCCCTGCTGCTGAGGTTATTCCATTAAAGGAGGAAACTAAGGAAACCTTAGATCCAGGAGCAGAACCACCAACTGTTGTTCCGAATCCAGATGCTCTACCGGAGAGGGTTAACAAAGATTTTGATCCGGACGAAGATGACCCAAGATACGCCCCGGAATGGCTAAAGCTTACTCAGATGGAGGAGCAAGAATTTCAAAGTAGGATGTTTTATGGAGAGAAAAGGGAAGATCTTATTTCAGAAATAGGTAAAAGACCGATCGGAGAAGAATCCGACTGGCAAAGAAGAAGAATGGAGTCCCTTCGGCAGGAAGAGATGATGGATTCTCTGAGCGAGGAAAAAATAAAAACCGAAGAAAAGGAGAGCGAACCGGTAACTAAAGAGGGAACTGTTGATTCGCTTTTAACACCGGATACCACAGGAACAGGTTCGCCTGAAGCTGAGGAATCAATGGAGAAAAAGACGGTGGAATCGGGCAATCTATTATCAAATGAATCAATCCCTACGGAATCGGTAGAATATGAACAGCAAGCATCTGGCGGTGTAGAATCAGCTCAGCCCGAATCTTTGGGTGAGCCTGTTGTCAAACAGCAAACGGAGTCTTTAAACGAGAACCCAGTTGTCCCGGTTGAGCCAATTGGACTTTCTCCCGCACCAGAGCAACCTAAAATCGAAACCCCAGCTCCTGAGCAACAACAAACCCAGACAACACAGCAGGCCAGTTCTATGGAGCAAGGTCAATCCATCGGGGGTTCTCAGGATTCTCAAGGTGGAGGAATGACCTCAGGTACGGGTAAATCCGGTGAAGCTAGCTCTGGACAGCAGGCTTCTCAGGCTCCAACAAGCTCGGATAATTCTGAGCTTCTTTCGGTGATGAAGCAGATCCTAAATGTTCTTTCCGGACCAATAAAGGTTCAGGGTATGTCACCAATAAGACCGAACAGTAAATTTTCCTAGAATAAATTTTTTTTATTCGGATTTTTTTCTTATATTTGTAACTTGTCCGTTTAACTTATACTAAGTGAAAGAAAATACCATAAAAAAGAAGCCTCTAGACTCGATGCTTAAATTTGATCCCAGTTTTTTCGGGGGTCAGAGGGTGGAATCAAATTTTTGGATACTCCCTTCTGGCAGCAGGGATCCGTTAGTTTTTTCTGATATTTTGGAGATGGAAAAATTTTTAGGCCCGAAACAATTTAAGAACGATTGCATATATTTAGAGATGGCATCTGTTTGGTCTAAAAATTCACACTGTAATAGAATGAAGGTCGGATGCTTGATCGTAAAAAACAAATCGATTATTTCTGACGGATATAACGGAACACCAACCGGATTTCCAAACATCTGCGAAACCGAATTAAATGAAACATACCCGGCGGTATTACATGCTGAGGCTAATGCAATTACTAAGCTAGCCAAAGGAACCCAGTCTTCTGACGGGGGTACCCTTTATGTAACACTGTCTCCCTGCTTTGATTGCTCTAAGCTTATTATTCAATCGGGCATAAAACGAGTAGTATTTAAGGATCTATATAGAAGGACCGAGGCCATAGATCTATTAAAGAAAAGCGGAATAGAAATACTAAGAATAAACAACCAGGAACTTGAAAATGACAAAAGAAAAAAACATCCAGAAGCTTGCCGATGAATTCATTGCTACACCATCAGACAAAAATTTTAAAAACCTTTACGACCGTCTAAGACCGGGTCTTTTAAATCATTGCATAACGATACTTATAGATCGGGATCTTGCTGAGGATGCATTTGTAAATTGCATGTCAAAAGTTTGGTTAAAGATAGATCAGTATGACAAAGATAGAGGTAATTTTTCCACTTGGTGCTATAATATAGCTAGAAACGAATCTCTTCTCCTACTGAAGTCTAGAAAAAGGTATGTAAACCAAACTGAGGACGAGGTTGAATACCTGAGCGCAATATCAAGCTCGGAAGGTTCTTTAGACCCTCATGAGGATCCGCTATGGTCATTTGTTAATGAAGGCGAATCTATGGATGAGATCTATGATATAATAATTGATGAAATAAAAGACCTTCCTCCGCTGTATAAAGATATTATGATCGATAGGGAGATCAATCATATGAAGTACAAGGATATTGCTGAAAAGTACAACATTAAAAAAAGATCCATTGCTACCCGTATAAGAAGAGCAAGATCTAAAATCAGGAAAAAAATGGAAATCTATATTAAACTTTAACCATGTGGAGACCTAGAATTTTCAAAGTCATAAAGGAGATATCGATCTATTCTTCTTACAGAAAACTATTAAGAAAAGAGTCCTTAGATTCTCCGAAGTGGTCTAAATTTAGACTTAGATATGACTGGTTTGGTAGGATTTACACTGTAATAAATCTTCCGCCAACTATAACCAATTCCCCGGATTTTCCTGAGCAGGCAAGACCTGCTTTTGTTATGGAGGAGATTTCCCCGATTAACGATTATGTGGGTATAGATTTAAATCTAAGCGAGGTTGTTACCCTATGGATGGAACCCATAAAAGAAAACGGGGGAGATTCTTTTTTAGTAGTTTACTCCTTTGTGTTTAGATATCTTACCCTATTATGGATTCTTAGATTTTTGATTTCTTGTACATTATTGGTTCTTTT